AACCAGGTGAACTGTATTGCACCAAGTTTGACGCACCAGTTCGTGCAGTCTATTGGTGTGCCAAGTGGGAACCAGCAGAAGACGAATGAGATTAATGGCCACTATCACAGCTGAACAGATGCCTAAAGTCTATGCTCACATACAATGTGATCAATGGGCAGAAGTGTTTGAAGAAGAGTATGTGTTTGTAAATCCTAGTCCAGCATTTAAAATCATGTTGGCATTATTAGATGTAGTGACCTACACTGATGTGCCTGCAGAAGCAGATCTTTATACCAATGAAACTCAAGCACAGTGAAATCCGTGACTGGAGAATAAGACAGCTGGGCATACAGGATTACACCTGTGCCTTGTGTGGTGATATCATTGAACCCACAGAAGCTGTGTTGGATCATGATCACAAGTCAGGCTTATTAAGGCAAGTGCTCCATAGGGGCTGTAATTCAATGTTAGGCAAGATAGAAAACAATACCGCAAGATCAAGGATGACACCTCAAAGATTACGAGTGTTTGCAGAAAATCTCATAGAGTACATAACAACAGCGCACACTGAGGTCTTACATCCTACATATAAAACCAAAGAGGAGAGAGCGATGAAAACCAAAATCAAACAAGCAATGGGTCGTGGCCGTGGACGAGGCAAGAAACCACCAAAGCGTTAATTGGTTAGCATACTTTGAGAGCATTCAACGAGAATGTCCTTGGAGCCTGGCAGCATACAAACGTGACCTAATTGACATAGTTGATTGGGTTCCAGGCAAGCCTATCGCAGGGCTTGGTGAGTATTCTGCTAGGATGTATGTCATGGACTATCCTGACAACATCATTGAAGCCATGGCCACAGAACTAGACACTCAGGATCAAGACTGTGAGTGGTTGTTTTCATATCCAGGATATGGAGAATTTGCCACACCAGTAAAAGTGTTGATCCAGCAGAACCGCAAAGAATTAAACACCATAAGATCAAAACTGCCTGAGGACTAAAAGTCTCAAGATAACTACATAACACGGCATTTCAGGTGAGATGCTATAAATAACATATTAAACACTCCAAGGAGGCGATGCACAATGTCAGATAATACATTGGTAACAGACAACGCAACTGATGCGGCAACTGAACAAACTGAAAATCAGGCACAAGCGACAAAAACTTATAGTCAACAAGAAGTAGACAATATGATGGCCCGTATGAAAGGGTCGTTGGAAAAGAAACTCTTGAAGCCCTATGAAGACTTAGGCGACCCTGTAGAACTTAGACAACTTCGTGAAGAAGCTGCCAAGAAACAGCAAGCAGAAGCAATCAAGCGTGGGGAGTTTGAAAAGACACTACAAGAATTAGCCGCTAAAAAGGATGCTGAAATCTCTAAGAGAGATAGTGTCATTAAAGAATACAAAGTGAATGTGCCTATTCTATCAGCCGCTGCCAAATATAATGCGGTAAATGCTGAACAGGTCAAGGCTCTACTCTCAACAAATGTAAGACTTAATGACAACGGTGATGTAGAAGTAGTAGATGCAAAGGGGAGTGTCCGTTACAATGACAAAGGTGAAGGCCTTGGTGTTGAGGACCTAGTGCGAGAATTCTTAGATTCCAATCCGCATTTCAAACTTGCTAACCCTACAACTACAAATTCCAAAAGCAATATTGTAAACAAGGGCAATGCACCATTAGACATTTCTAAATTAGATATGAACAATCCAGAACATCGTGCCTTGTATAGAGAACATAGAAAGACATTGGGTCTTTCCTAACTTAACTAAAGGAGTCTTAAATGACTATTACTAACACAACAACCCTCAACGACCTATTGCCAAGTATCGTTGCAGAAGCATTATTCGTGGCAAGCGAGAAGAGCATCATGCGTGGACTTGTTCGCAACTACACATTGGCAGCAGGACAAGGTAAGACTGTTACAGTTCCTATCTATCCCAAGCAGACAGCGGCTGCATTGACTGAAGGCACTGCGCCTTCATTTACAGCAGTAAGCACAGACGGCGCTATCCTAACAGTCAGCGAAGTTGGCTTGACCGCACAAATCAGTGACTTGGCCATCATGGCATCAAGTTCTAATGTGGTTGCAGACATTGGTCGTTTGTTTGGCGAAGCAATCGCTCGCAAGATGGACAGCGATCTATTAGCCAAATTTGATACTTTCAGTGGATATGTTGGTGGTGTTTCTACAACTGCTACTCCAGCATTGCTATTCCAAGCCATCGCTAAACTACGCAGCCAAGGCTATGACACCAGCAATGACTGTGCCATCGTTTTACATCCAAATGTAGCCTATGATGTTGCCAGCACATTGACATCTACTTTTGCTGCTCCAGCAAGTATGGTTGGTAATGACGCATTGCGTAACGGCTTCATGGGTATGCTAGGTGGCGTTCCTGTGTATCAGAGCAGTCTAGTTGGTGCTACATCTGCCAGCGGCGGTAGCTCAGGCGACTATGCTTGTGGTATTTTCCACCGTGACGCATTGGGTCTAGCCATGATGCAAGACATCCGTATTGAATCACAGCGTGAAGCAACCAAGCGTGGCTTTGACATTGTAGGTTCAGCAATCTACGGTGTTGGTGAATTGTATGACAATGCTGGTATCCAAGGCATTTTTGATTCCAGCATTGAGTAAAGGGGAATAAAATGGCCTTCGTAATAGAATCATCAACAGTGATTAGTTTTGCGGAGTTTCAAGACGTCGTGAATAAAGATCAACGACTGTTTGAAGCTAATGAAGGCCTTTCTGACGATGCAATTGAACAACAATTGATCAGAGCCACGGACCGCATTTTATCCAAATTGCGAGCCAGTGCTTGGTGGAGAAGTTATTACATCAAGCGTGACGCATCCATAGTATATAATACCGTGGCAGACGTCCCAGCTTTGGATCCAGATAGAATCATAGCACGTGAAAGTGATTTCACTGACCTATGTGTGTTCACTGCATTGGCAGAATATATCCTTCCATCAATAGCTGATTTTGGTAATCAAGACAGTGCAGAACGCCAGAAGATGGCCTACTACACACAACGAGCAGAAAGTTTGTTTGGTGAATTAATCACAGCTGGTGATTGGTATGACTTTGATGACAGCGGCACAATCGCAAGTTCAGAAAAGTCACCAGGCCAGTTTAACTTAAAGAGAGTGAGATGAGAGCTTCAGTAATTGATTACTTGCAGACGCTGAGTTTAGGCAGTTTCATTGTTAGCAGTGAATTGCCTTTCAGTGAAAGCGGGGTTCCACTATACATCAAGAACTTGAAAAAGATCTATGTAGATGTGGATCAATCTACTTCAGAGTCTTTGATACGAACTTTGAGTGGTGTTAATATCACTAGAGATACTATCACTGTGGTTGTGTATTTTGCCAATGATGCCAAAACCATACCACCAAACTATGATGAAGTTGTTGAATTTGTTAGAACTGCCAAAGACATTCTACCTACTACCAGTGGTTTTACCAGTAGAGAAGTAGATGTCAGCACCAGTTTTGACACAGACAAACTCATCACAGAAATAGAATTGCGATACATTAAACTAACATAAGGAGCCACACCATGGCATATATTAATCCAGGACCAGGCACAAGTAGTCAAATTGTTCTATCAATTGACACTACCAGTGCTTCAACAGTAACAGGATCTCCACCAACTGCAATCGCCTTGAGCGGGACACCATTGGTAGTTCCAGCAATCCAAGACGTGACTGTTAACGCAGCCAACGATATTTTTACTTGGAGTCAACTAGACAGCAGTGCTAAACAACAGGTAGCAACAACTTCTACAAATTCATTAAGCATGAACATTGTGGTTGATGATACTACTTTCTTTGGCAGCACATTGAACGCTGCTCAATCAGGCACAGTTGCAGAACAAGGCCTATTAGGTCTAAGCCGCAACAAGACACCAATCTGCTTTACACTGAAGATGCGTGAAAATTCATCTACAGATAGAGTACTGAAAGGACAAGGCTTTATTACTGGTCTTGCACCAACAGTATCAGCAGATGCACCTGTATGGGTGTCACCTATCACTATCACAGTGACAGGCGAATACCTAGTTGCTGCTTCCTAAGTAATACCTGGGAGCGAACTATCGTAAGATAGACTGAAAGGGGGCATAAAAACCCCCTTTCTTTTATTACCAACTAAATACAAAGGTAAAAGATTTATGGATGTATTAGATACAAAGAGTGATAAAGAACTGCTTGAAAGCCTCATAGCAGAGATTGCCAAGGCCACAAATGAAGTAAAGTGTGCTCAGGCAGATTTATCCAAAGCACAAAGCCGTATCAAGTTTCTCTTGGTAATGGCACACACAATGATTAACAGACAAAAGGATTAACAGATGAAACTTTCCCAAATTGCAGCCAAACCCAAACTTATAGTATTCTCTCTTGACGATGAAGCCACGGTCAAAGAATACGGTGAACCAGTTGAATTTTATTCCTGGGACCGCCAACCTCTTGATATCTTTATGAGATTAGCCAATGCAGATCAGCAGAATCTTGTAGAAATGATCACATTGGTCAAGACATTGATCTTAGATGAAGAAGGCAAAGAAATTATCAAAGATGATAATATGTTGCCCAGCAGTCTTTTGATCAAAGTCATTGCCAAGGTTGTGGAAACTCTGGGAAAGTAATTGGGCAAGACGTTGAATGGGACAGCACAGACACCAGTCTGATGCTGACTCTCAACAATCTCGCCAAGGAATATGGGTTGTTGCCCAGCGAGGCCCTAAGCAGAGCAACAACATTTGATTTATATGTGTTGGATTTGTCAGCAAGATATTTCAGACACAAGCAGGATCAAGCAGACGGCAAGGTCAGTAGTGTAGATAAAAACTACAGCACTGATGAACTGCGTGAAATGCTACATAATGCAAGGAGCTGATACACCGTGAAGACCAATATAAGAATGACTCAGAACACTATGAGCAAGAGTCTCAAAGATCTTGAAGCAAGGATCGCTTCAATACCTGCCAAAGCATTTGAATATTTTGTCAGTCAAACACCCTTAGACAAAGGCAATGCTCGTCGTCGCACTGTGCTGAAAAACAATACCATACACGCTGATTATGCCTACGCTCAAGCATTGGATCAAGGCAGTAGCAAACAAGCACCCAAGGGCATGAGTGAGCCCACTGAGAAATATGTTGCCACAATCACCAAACAAATGTTGAGGAAATAATATGGCGGGCGATCTAAGATATTCAATAACCACTGATGTCACAGGCAGTATATCACCACTGCAAAAACTACAATCTGAAGTTACTAAAACACAGGCTTCTTTTGGGGATCTCAAAAGCGCAATAGGTAGTTTGGCCATTGGTGCCTTTGTTACCAGCGCCTTTCAATTAGCAGATAGTGTTAATGATATTGCTGATGCCAGTGGTATGGCCTTGAAGAATGTCATGGGCTTCAGCAGTGCTATTGCTGACGCAGGCGGCAGTGTTGATGGTGCTCTAAACGGCATTGGGCGTTTCAATCAAGCACTGGCATCAGCAGCTGATGGCAGTAAACAAAGTCAAAACGCTTTCCTTGAATTAGGGATAACATTTAAAGAGTTAGAAACTCTAAGTGAACAAGATTTATTGCGTAGAACCGTACAAGGATTGGCCAATACCAATGATGCTGCCAAACGCACTGCATGAGCAGTTGATATATTTGGTAAGAGCTTTGCCAGTGTGGAATTTCCCAAAGTCAACGCCAATCTTGACGAATTTATCAAGAAGAGTGGGCTTAGTGCTGCCTCAGTGAAAGCTGCAGGTGATGCCAGTGGTAATTTTGCTTTAGCATTTAAGAAATTACAGGTAGAACTATTATCTGCCTTGGAACCAATCAGTAAACTTGCTGCCAGCATCAACACCGCAGGCGAAGCATTTGGTAGTTTTATCAAAATCATAGTGCAGATTGGCACAGTGGTTGCCAGCTTCTTCATACTTGGTAGAGCAGTGGCATTGGTCACTGCAGGATTTAGTGCAATATCTGCAGGTGCAGCGGCCATAGGCACAGGCCTTGCAGTGGTGGTAAATCTATTCCGCAATTTTGGTGCTGTCACAGGACAACTAAATGGTATAGGTGGCATCTTTGTTGGCACATTGAAGGTGCTGAGAACATACCTTGGTGACCTAGGAGCATTTGCTGTGAAAAGCATACCAGGTCTTGGAGCCTTAGGAGTTTCATTGTCTTATGTGTCAGACTATGCCAGCGACGCCTACGATAAACTAAAACAATTATTTGGTCTAAAAGATCCGCGAGATGCTGAAGCTGGCATGTCAAGAGGCACAAGAGATCCAAAAGTTGTGGCGGCAGAGGCGGCGGCCAAAGAAGCTGAGGAAGAAAAATTAAGACAAATCAAGACTGAAAATCAAAAAATTGCCAGTGAAATGCAGAAAATCCTGCAAACCTACAAGGAAACAAATGCAGAGGCCAACAAGAAATTTGCCTTAGACACTGCAGCCATTAATCAAACTGATAAACAGAAATTAGCAGCTCAAGAAAGATTCGCTGCTGAAAAAACTTTTAATCAAGAATTAGGCAAACTACAAGACCAAATAAATCAACGCCGTCAAGCAAATACTCCTGTGGATCTCGCGGTTATTCCAGCACTTGAAGAAGCACAGAGAAAATTAACACAAGAATACCAAGCACAGAAAACAGCCATTGATGGATTAGTAGATTCTAGAATCAAAGATGAACGTGCAAAACAAGTCAGCCTGTTTGCCACACAGTCATTTATAGGACTGCAACTAGAAGCAGACAAATTAGCTGAACGTTCTGCCTTGCAACTATTACCACTACAGGCTAGAGGTTATCTAGAAGTAGAGTTGGCTGCTCGCCGTAGTGCAGAAGCTGCCATTGCTGCTGAAGAAGCACGTCGTGGTGAGAAATTAGATCCTACTGAAGCCGCTCAATATTATCAAGCCGCTAGACAAGGCATAGAAGGTGTAAAAACTGCACAGGATGAATTGAATGGTAGCACAGAAAAATACAATCTCTTGCAGTTTAGTCTAAGGTCTCAGTTTGATCTACAAAAGAAAATCAGAGACATTCAGCATGAAATGAGCACAGCCACTCTCAGCGGCATTGCCAAGAAGTATGCTGACATTGAGAAAGCTGCCAGAGATGCTGCTGAAGCACAGATACAAGCAGAAGAAGTTCGCACTGGCAAAGAGCTTGATGAGAATCAACGCAAGGCCTATTATGAAACAGCAAGAAAAGGCATTGAAGAACTCAAACAAGCAGAAACTGAAAGTTATGAAGCCAGCCGTAACGGTCTAACTGGCCTAAAGAAAGCACTGAATGAATATGTTGATGATGCTACCAATGCTGCCAAGAATGTAGAAAACGTGTTCCGCAAAGCCACACAGGGCATGGAAGACATGATTGTGAAGTTTGCCAAGACTGGTAAGTTTGAATTCAAAGAATTTGTAAACTCAATGCTAGAAGATCTACTGCGCAGTCAGATTCGCCAGACCATGGCCAACCTGTTTACCATGTCAGGCAATCAAGTCAAGGGTGGTGGAGGTGGTTTGTTTGGCGGCAGTATCATACCAGGCATATTGGCAGCAGGTGGTCCTGTTAGTGATCGTCGTCCATACATTGTTGGTGAGCGTGGTCCAGAATTGTTTGTGCCAAACTCAGCAGGCAGCATGGTGCCCAACAGTGGACTAACTGGTGGCAACACTGTGACTTATAACATATCTGCTGTGGATGCCATGAGCTTCAAACAAATGATAGCCAGAGATCCCAGCTTCATACACGCAGTAGCAATGCAAGGTGGCAGAACTGTGCCAGCAAGGAGATAATACATGAGTTTTCAATGGATCGTAAACAGATCAGAAAGTCTAAGCATAAATCGCAAACGCATGGTTGCCAGCACCACAGCACGTGATGGCATTGTACGCACTGTGAGTCGTGGCACACAGCCTAAAAGATTTGAAGTCAAGTTACCAGATGGTATCTACTGGAGTGATATCCGCACAGATATAGTAGCGGCAGAAGCACTAGATAGAATAACCACTGCAACCATTTCCATACCCTATGCCAAGTTTCCTTGGTATTATGGCAACACAGCACCTGCCAGTGATGAAAGTTACACAGTTCGCTGCATACAATTTCCTGAATGGGTTATTTTTGCTCGCAACCAAGTCAGTTGGAGCGGTGCTTTTGTGTTTCAAGAGGTGTTGTAATGGCAGTGTTAGATCTCAACAGCACCTATGCCATACAGACACATCTGTTTGTGAAGATTACTCTAGCTGCCAGCACTCTGTTGTTCAGCGATAGGATCACTGCCACAACCATTGGTGGCAGCACCTACACAGGGCTTGGTAAACTATTAGCAGTCAGCGGCAGCAACAGTGAAATCCGCAGCAGTGGACAAGAACTCAGCATCAGTATCAGTGGTGTGCCAAACTCAAGTATCACAGACATACTGGCTGCAAATATCAAAGGCAGTCCTGTGGTCATACTGAGAGGATTATACAATGCCAGCAACGACACTTTTTTAAGCAGTCTTGCTGGCAATCCTATCATTAGATTCAGTGGTTACATCAACAACATTGGCTATGAAGAAGACTACGACGTTGACAACAGAATCAGTTCCAACACAGTGGTGTTCACCTGTGCCAGCAATGTTGATGTGTTAGAAAACAAAATAGCCAGCAGAAAAACCAACAGTGAAAGCCACAAGAAGTTCTTTGCCACAGATGTCAGCATGGATCGCGTGTCCGCACTAGAAAACAGTTTCTTTGACTTTGGAGCCAAACTATGAGTTTCTTAGATGATGTGGTTGACTTTGGTTCTAAGATATTCAACAGTGTCAGCAGTTCAA